AACCCCCCCTACATACATCCGACTTTTCAAAAACTTCCAAAAAATCATTTTTCCCCAAAATTTCAAAAGCATCTTCCCCTTATCCGACTTTTTAAAAATCCCAAATTTGAAAATTACGCAGTCATCAGTCACAAATTAAGTTTTCCAATTTCTCAATCAAAAAATTAAGTTTTCCAATTTGTCAATCAATTCCTAATAAAACAGATGATAAATTTTATCATCTGATTCAATCATAAAATGTTGGTCTGCTCCGCCAAAAGTTAGACCATCATTTTTCTCTCGTTTTATTTATGCTGTCATACCAAAACTCCGCAAATAAACTATGAGATGGATATATATAACAATAATTGATTATATTCTCCCAACAAATACAGCAATTTTCACAACACATTTGTATTAAGAATAGATAATAAAGCGTTAATAATATTGTCTTTCTCCTCGTGAGTTAAATTAACACCATCACATATTTTTACATTTTTCTTTTTATCACGCCACGCTTTACATTTTTCCTTCATATATGTAGGGTGATTCTTTCGCCAATTCGCACATTTTGTATCATAATAATCTTTATGAGTAGCACGATAATTTGCTGAATAATTTTCACGCTCTAAAGATGATAATGGTTTTTTCTTATTGATGCAACAATTATTATCAATATAATATCTTTCTCTATCATGTAATTCTTCAACACAAACACAATTTTCTAATTCTTCTATCAGTACAATTTTATAATCTCCTCTTTCTATAATTTGCTTTGACCTACATGTATTAGTGCTATGTTTATGAGAATTTAATCTTTGTTCTAAAGGTTGAGTTGTAGATCCAATATAACATTCACCAGTAATATTACAGACAATTTTATAGATTTTGCTATTTGTATAATTTACCATTTATATTATATAAATATATTTTATTTCAATTTTTTTCTCCTAAATCTTTTAATTTAAAAAGTTTCCATTCAACATTTAATAAATCTTTCTCTAATTTGATAATTTGTTCGTTTTTGCTTCTTACTTTTTCTAAAAGTAGGATTTTACGATCATATAACTTTTTACATACATAATGCTCATCTAATATTCGTAATTCTTTTATATTAGGATAAGCATCAGTATTAATTTTAAATATTGTATATGTAATTTCTTTATTACAAATAAAGCAATTCATTTATATATATTTGATAAATGTATAACCAAATATAAACCAATTTTAATTACTCCTCTACAATTAATTTTGCAATTCCACTTGCGGTAGGTTTAGTTTTGACTCCATCTTTTTTAGCACGAGGTTTTCGTGGTATTCCTTTTTTAGTTAATTTAACACTTTCTTCTAAAGATTTAACTGGTGTATAATCAGGAATAATGGTTTCAGGTTTTATTTGTTCGTTAGATAATATTGGTGCTAAATGAGAATGAACTCCACCACCACCGCTTCCACCAATAGATAAATGTGCTACAGATGCTACGGGCATCTGTGCTTGTAATGGTTGAACTGTATTAGGTGATATTAATCCATCACTATCATCAGTAACAAATCCTACTTGAGATGGTTTAATAATATTTGATATTTGTTCAGGTTGTATAGCATAATTTACTGAAACTTTAGATTCACGAATTCCTTTCATTCTTTTAAATTTTAAATCAGGTTTATTTGCTATGGTTGAGTAGGAAACCAAAGGTTTCCCTACGATCCTTCCTTTTGTCTTATCTTTAGATTTTGTTTTACTTTTTGGTTTTATGACTCCTAAACTTTCCAATAATTTAATAAGTTTATCTTCTTTCATTATACTATACCTTTAGAAAAAGGTATAACCAAAAACATAATTTGACTCCATCTTTTCTAAAGATGGATTAACTACAGAAAAAGTTTTTTGTTACTTGTTTTTCGTTATGTTGTTGTATTTGAAATTTTCTATTTTGTTGTGATTTTAATTCACGAGATGGAAAATGATAATCTTCTTCAAATTCTTTTGACTCTTCATCATCACTTGATTCTTCATAAACAATCACAGTCCTTTTCTTTTTTGGTTTTTTAACTTCAACTGGAACTGGTAATGGTTTCGGTTTCTTTTTATAAATAATTTCTTCTTCTTCACTTTCACTTTCTAAATGTGGATTTTCTATAGCTGGTTTTGGCGTTCTAATTTTTTTAACTTCAACTGTGGATTCAGCCTTTTCTAAAGGTGGATTTTCTAAGATAATTCCGTTTGAACCGAGTAATGTTTGTGCTTTTAAAATTCGTTCTGCTTTTCTAATTGCTGCATTCTTATCTCTCGTCTCACGACCTTTAATTAAACCCTCTTTTTGCTTATCTGTTAGAGGTGGTCTTACTTTCTTTTCTTTAACTTTTAGTAATGGAATATCATTATTGTCATCACCTAAATTGCCTAGATTACTTTCTTGGTTCATTTAGAATAACAAAAGAAATTAATTTTTATAGTGGTCAATATTTTAATCCCTTGTTATTATATAAATGCTTATTGAGGAGATTCAAAACACAAATGATGTTAAGCAATTAAGACCAATCAAAGAGAAACAGGATATATTTATTCCCAACATAATAGATGATAATATTTCAAAAAGAAATGGTATGGTATATGTTCTAACAGGATCAGGGGGTAGTGGCAAATCGTCATTATTATTGAGTATGTTTAAAAGTAAAAACTATTATCGTGGCAAATTTGATAATATATTTTATTTCTGTCCAGCATGTAGTATGGAATCAGTTGATAAACACCCATTTCAAAATCACGATAAGGTTTATAATGAATTAACAGTTCAACAATTAGAACAAATTTATAATGAATTAGCAGTTCAAACTGTAGAAAAAGTAATTGAAAAAAAGGATAAACGAAAAACTTTAGCAGTATTTGAAACTGGATTTGAAGAAGAGATTGTTACAGATGAAGAATCAGAAATTGAATATAGTTGTATTATTATTGACGATTTTGCTAATATTTTAAAAGACCCTGATATTCAAAAACAATTGAGTAAGATGATGATAAAGGCACGACATATTAAATGTGCTTTTATTTTTACATTACAATCATATACATATTTCCCTAAAACTTTAAGAAAACAGATTACTTATTGTTCTATATTTAAACCCAAAAATATTGAAGAATGGTTAAGTATTTCAAATGAACTATTAGCATTAAATAAAGCAGATGCTTTAATTCTTTACGATTATGTATTTAATGAACCCTATGCACATTTAGATTTAGATACAACTAATAATAGATTATTCAAAAATTTTAATTTATTGAAATTAAAAAAGTAATACTATATATAAGAACATGGCACTAAACGGTATTGATAATATGATGACCCAACTTAACGAATTAGTTTCAATAAATGCTGACGAGATTACAACAGATACAATATATGCTAATACTTATTTAAATTTACCATTAATATCAGGACCAACAGGAGAAACAGGACCACAAGGACCAACAGGACCACAAGGACCACGAGGTTATTCAACAGGGTTAATCTATTATTTTAATGATATACCATTAGATTCATATCCACCATACATATCATATCCACCATATCAATATATAATGAGCGAAATATTAGCATTAGGTAATACAAATATAGTAGTAACTGGAAATGGATCTACTCAACAAATCGGTTCATTTATTACAATAAATCCAATTAATGTAAATCAAGTTCCATTAGGTGTATGGAATTTTACTGCAACTTTTCAAACCACATCTTTAAATTGTTATGTATATTGTGAAATATATTTATATCATTCAAACCAAACACAAAATCTTATAGCGTCAAATGTTAATAACAAAATTAATATTATTGATGGAACAACACTTTACTTTTTTGATATTACTGTAAATACTATATTTTGCCAAACTACAGATAGAATTGGAATTGTTTTTTATTCATATAACTTACCAATTGGTGATGAATTATTTAGTTATTATGGAACATCTAATCCAGCGTATGTTATAACAACATTCGGATTACAAGGTACAGAAGGACCAACAGGACCGCAAGGACCACAAGGACCAACAGGACCACAAGGACCAAGTGGAACTAATGGAACTAATGGAACTAATGGAACTAATGGAACTAATGGAACAAATGGAACAAATGGAACTAATGGATTAGATGGAGCAACTGGAGCAACAGGAGCAACAGGAGCAACTGGAGCAACAGGAGCAAATGGTATTACACCAACTTTTTCAATTGGAACTGTTATAGCAACACCATATCCAAATCCACCACAAGTTACATTTGATATTACCTCAACTAATATAAATAAGATATTTGATTTTGTTTTAGAAACAGGACCACAAGGACCGCAAGGACCACAAGGACCACAAGGACCAAAAGGTGATAAAGGAGATCCAGGCTCATCAGCAGAACCAATTGGAACAGCAGCATTAGCATTAGCAACTACAGCACAGGCGACAGCAGTTGCCGCAGGAGCAGCAGCAGCAACAGCACAAGCAACAGCAACAGCAGCAGCAACAGCAGCAGCAGCAGCACAAGCAACAGCAGATACAGCAACCGCTGATATTATAACAATAAAATTAAAAACTGATAAAATTGATATAACAGATGGTACATTTGATGTTTTAGGGAGTTTTGGTGTTAAACCCTCTATAGCGCAACCTACCGTTTTTGATGTTGAAGCATTTACAGGTATAACAAGAGCAAATAATTTAAAATTGGTAGATCCAGTAAGAAATCCATATTGTGATTTTGGGATTGATAATATTTCAATAGGAATACCAGCAACTCCTATCATAAACATTCAATCATTAACAACTAATATAGATGGAAGAACAGTTTTAAATATTGGAACAAATACAACACCAGATACAAATATAAGAGGAATAAATACAAGTATTGATGCTGTAACGGTTTTAGATTTAGGATCAAATACAACTCCAGATACAGATGTAAGAGGAATAAATACAAGTATTGATGGTGTAACAGTTTTAAATATTGGGAGTGTTACAACTCCTACAACGAATGTTCAAGCAGCAGATATAAATATAATTTCAAGTAATCAAATAGATATAGGTGTTGGACCAACAAATCGTATAATTAATATTGGTGGTGTTGCTGTTAATTCAATAACATCTAAAGCAATTTCTAATACTGTTGATAGTGTTACAACAACATATATAGATAGTGACACAAGAATTAATATTGGTAAAAATACTACACCAATTATTAATGTTGAGGCACAACAACTTTCTTTACAAGCAGCACTCAATCTAAATATAGGACAAAATTCTACACCAAATATTTCGGTATTACCAGTTAATAATTTAGTATTAGGTTCAGCATTAACAAATAATTCACGATTGGTAGGACAAGCGGTAAATATAATTTCACCATTACTAACAATAGGTAGTGATTTACCAGCATCAACACTTAATATAGCATCTCAAATAATGACTGTTGGAATTTTTGGACAAACGGTAGATATTACTTTAACAGCATCAACAATAATTAAATTATTTTCATTAGGTTCAATAGATCTAAATGCTCCACTTATTACTATGGGAGGTCCTTTTTCAGGCATACAACTAACAGGTATAGCATTATTAAATGGACTACCAATAATGACTGGTGGTTTTAATGCTAATATTAATCAATTTCAGGTATAATAATCTTAAAAATATAATAAACTGTTATTATAACAAACATGGCCGTTCCAAATGTAAATCAATTTTTACCAACAACCGTTTATGGATCATTTAGAAATGAAAATTTAGGATTTCCAGGCTTTACAGCATTACCAGCAACAGCATATTTTAAAGGTTCTTTAGAAGTAGATGGCAATTGTCAATTTGACGGTGGTTCAAATGATTTTACTTATTCTGTTCCAACATGTAGTATAGCACCAACTCAAGATAATCAATTATGTAATAAATTATATGTAGATACTCATGGTGGCGGTGGTGGAATAGGACCAACAGGACCACAAGGACCAACAGGACCATCAGGAGCAAGTGCTACAATAGGACAATATGGTTCATTTTTAAATCTAAACGCACAAACAAATCCAACAGCAAATTCAGTAAATATAGTTCCATTTATATTAGATATAGCAAATGGTGTATCAGTTATATCAAACACACGAATAACCATTTCAACTAGAGGAACATATCAAGTTATGTTTAGTGCCGAATTTACAAAAACAAATGCAAGTAATGATAAAGTAGATATATGGTTAATGAAAAATGGAACTAATATAAATTACACCAATTCAAGTATAACTATAGTAGGATCAAATAGTGAATTTTTGCCTACAGTTATGTTTCTTATTGATTTTATAGCAGGTGATTATTTTGAATTAGTTTGGTCAAGCCCATCAACATCAGTATCACTTTTTTCACAAGCAGCATTAACTAACCCTACAAGACCAAATGTTCCGTCAGTAATTTTAACAGTTAATCAAGTTATGAATACAATAGCAGGACCAACTGGACCACAAGGACCAGCAGGATCACAAGGACCAGCAGGAACTAATATATTACCATTATCAAATGTATTTACTGGTGTTTCAAATCAGTTTCAAACAGCACCTGGCGAACCATCAGTTATTGTATCAGCAGGAAAAGTTATGGTAGATCAAAGCATTTTAATTGATAGAGAAAAATATTTGTGGTTTGGAGCAAGAAATGGAAATAGTGTATCAATTATAGATTATGAAATGACTTTTACAAGTTCAGAATATAAAGAAATGAAATATTATATTAAAAATAATGGTTCAAAACATATATTCGTTAATACTAATTTAACTGGGATTAGTAATGCAAGTTTAGAAATAGCATATAATTTATTATCAGTTCATACACCAACAACATTTGATATTTTACCATCAGTAGGAGTTGAACCATTAGCAACACAAGCATACGCACAATCATTAGTTTTATCAGGACCAACAGGACCACAAGGTATTCAAGGTATTCAAGGTATTCAAGGTATTCAAGGAGAAATAGGACCAACGGGACCTGCAGGTGATGGTGGTGGTGGTGGTGGTGATGTTACATTAGCAGGTAATAATAATTTTACAGGGTTAAATAATTTTTTAGCACAACAAACATATATTAAAAGACTTAATTTTACTTTACCAAATTATCATATAGCAATTTATAATGGATACGAACAACTACCATTAGAGTTTTCAACAGGACAGAGTAATATAACTATTGGAGCATTTACAGGACAAAACTTAACTACTGGAGATTTCAATTTGTGTTGTGGATATAGGGCAGGTTATAATATTACAACTGGAGGACAAAACTTTTGTATGGGATTTCAAGCAGGAGATAATATTACAACTCAATCATATAATTTTCACATGGGTTTTTTGAGTGGAATTAACTCACAAGCAAATAGTAATGTTTTTATTGGTGCTGTAGTTGGTAATAATTGTAGAAGTGATAATAATGTTTGTATTGGTAATTATTCAGGATTTACTATGTTAGGTAATGGATATAATGTTTGTTTGGGTTCTTTTTCAGGTGAAAATATAGCGTATTGTGAAAATTGTAGTTTTATAGGTGCAAATACTGGTTTTGATGTAAATATTAATCTTTATACTAATTCAACCGCATTAGGATATGGTGTAAAAATTACAAAAAGCAATCAAGTTAAAATTGGAAGAAGTAGCGAAGAAGTAACTATTGATGGATTATTAGTTTATAATACAAAATTAGATACAAGTCAAGGTAATTCAACATCTACAACGAGTTTAACAATTATTGATGCTTACAAAACTATACCATGTAATCCAACTGGAGCAAAAATTATATTATTACCAGATCCATCTACAATTCCTATTGGTTGTTGGTTTTGTATTAATAATTATTCAACAAATATTAGCGGAATAATACAAGTAAAAGATTATACAAATACTTTTATTTATGCTACAATCAATCCAACTACATCAAATAATTTAGGAGGAACATCAGTAAAATTAACAACAGATGGTTCAACATATTTTAATTCTATTTAATTCCCCAATATTTTTTAAAAATATACCTTTAGAAAAAGGTATAACCAAAAATATAATTTGACTCCATCTTTTTTAAAGATGGATAGTATATATAAATGGATAAACTTACAGAAGAACGAAAACATACGATTTCACAATTACATAAAGATAAAATTAAAAATATTACTGAAATATTTACTAAAGGTTTATCAAATATAGAAATAAGTAATTTATTAAAGAAAATTGATTACGACCATACATGTTGTATAAATTTAGTTTTACAAATTCCACCACCATTACCTTTAGAAAATTAGTGGAGGATTTAATGGAGGATTTAATTTAGATGATTTTTCTTTTACAATTGGAAATATAATTGTTATGTATTTAGGTTTAGGTTTTGAATTTTTGATTTGCATTCCTATTTTAGTATATATATTTGTTAATGCCATATATATAATAAATATATATTAATTTCTTATTATAACATATAATGGATCATTTAGAGTTTAAACGCACATTAAAAACTTTTGTGAATTCAAGCAATTTGGAAAGTAAATTGTTAGAAAAATTAAGATCTATACCAGATATTGCTGAACTGCGTTTAAATTTAGAATTAACTCTACATGTTTGTAATTGTATTGAGTGTGAAATTAATATTAAACCGCCATCAAAGAAACCAGATAAATTAGCATTATTAATTAAAATAATGGACGCATTATTTAGTCTAAACGAACAAGAACAAAAATTACTTACATCTCAAGTAGATATATTACATAGTATGAAAAAGATCAAAGGGGTAAGTACATATAAAGTAATTGGAAATTATATAGGAAACTGGATTGTTAAAAAACTTTTGTGACAAATACCATTTTCAATACAAGATAATAAAATTATAACATTAGTAAATTCTATAAACATTAAGACTATATTTTTAACAACAATATTCAGTAAAATTGGTTTAACAAAAACAACCATTTTTTTAATTTTATTGTTTGTATAGATTATAGATGGCAAAATTATCCACAAATGAAATTAATGATTTAATTGCTGATTCATATCAAAGAGGAAATGATAAACAAATAGAGAGAAAATATAAGTTACAAAAAGATAGAGGTTTATCTACTAAACAAGCACAAGTATATACTGATGGTTATGGTAATCCAATTATTACATTTAGAGGTAGTAAAACAGCTGAGGATTGGTTATTAAGTGATGCTGCTTTAGCATTAGGTTTGGAAAAATATACACCAAGATTTCAAAAATCTCAAAAATTAGTTGAAAAAGTTGAAAAGAAATTTCAACAACCAGTTACAACACTTGGTGATTCATTAGGTGGTTCATTAAGTGAATATTCAAATCCTTATGGTAAAGTAATAACTATTAATAAAGGTGTTGGTTTAGGAGGTGTTGGAAAGAAAATTAGTAAAAAACAAACAGATATTAGAGCAACAAATGATATAGTTAGTTTAGGTTCATTAACTCAACCTCACGATAATAAAATTATAAATATTCCAAAAACTGCACATATCATATCACCATTATTAAGTCATGATGCTAAATTAGTTACAAGAGTTAATTCCAGAATATAAGTAAGGAACTCGTCGTTCCCTTACGAACCCATACTTTAGCGATATAGTTAGTAATAGATTTTGCTATACTTTTTTAAAAAGTATATATATAGTAAGATGGGTGACACAATTGACTCTTTACAAATATATATTAATTCAAAATATGCAAGTTCAAATCCAGATTATTCAGGAGCAAATAATTTATATTTATTACCATATATCGTAGCACCAGAGGGACATTATATTCATATTTCAGTTGTAAATGCAAGTATTCCTTATTCGTTTTATAATATTAATAGTGATAATAATGTTTTATATTGTACAGTTCATTATCAATTTATATCAGGTGTAATGGCAGCACATGATGAATCATATTTTATTAATATTTCACAAGGTAATTATAACGCAAATCAAATGGCAACAGTTTTATCAAAAATGTCTAATTGGACACCAACATCAAGTTTAGGTTCATACGATAATCCTAATTTAGTAGTAACTTATGATGCTATTACAAATAGATTTATTTTTAAAAATACCCTTAATTTAGAGTTTGAATTTCCTTATCCACAAACAACATGTATAGAACCTTTAGGATTAAGTGAAATATTAATTAATAATAGTTCATTTGGTTATCAATATATTTCAAAATATTCAATTAATTTAGCAGTTGTTAGAACAATAAATGTAGTAACAAATTATTCAAGCGGTAATTTAAGTATTTTAGAACAAAACAATTATAATACATTATGTAGTATTCCAGTTACTGTTTTACCAAATAGTTTAATATATTATGAAAATTCAAATGATTTTAAAACTAATCTTTATTTAGGAGAAATTAATAATATAAATATTAAATTAACAGATCAAGACAATAATGTATTATTTTTAAATGGATTGTATTATAATTTAACATTACAAATTGACATATTAAGGTTTAATTGAGTTAAAAAATATTATTATCTATATGTATTCTATAATGAACGCTATAGGAGTAAAATCAAGTCATAAACTTCACAGAGCATTAGGAATGAAACACGCAAATAAATTTATTGCTTTAGGTAATAGATATAATCCAGCAATTGCTGTAACTGACTTTGCTTTAGGAGAAAATCCTGCTATAAATGATATTTATAAACATGCTTCTAATTCAGGAAATAATACTTATCTTCCTTTAGGATTAAAACATAAAATGGAAAAAGTAAGAATGAATAGTTTAGAAAGAAAACACAAATAAAGGAACTCCACTTTTTCTAAAAATATACCTTTAGAAAAAGGTATAACCAAAAATATAATTTGACTCCATCTTTTTTAAAGATGGATAAGTGATGAATTTAGAATTAATATTAAAAAATTATTATCTCTTTTAATATTATAATATGTTGCCCAAGAATCTTAAATATGGTAGTAAGGTTGAATCCGCAGTCGCGCGTTCTTATAGGACAAATATTCAAGCACAAAATGGAACTGGTCCTTATAATGTTGCTGGTGATACAATTACGATTAATATTCCAACAAGACAGAATTTAGTATTAGTACCAAGTGAATCATATCTTAAGTTTAAATTGAATATCACTTCAGGTGCTGCCGCTTCAAATTTTAGATTTGATAGTTGTGGAGCACATGGTGTGATTTCTCGTATTAGAGTTTGGTCTGGTTCTAATCTTCTTCAAGATATAGATCAATACGGTCTTTTAGCAAAAATATTGTTTGATATGCAAATTTCAACTGATGCCGCTTATGGTAAAATGAATGTCACAAGTGGTACTCGTAATGATTTAGTTACTGTTCAAGCAGCAACTTTTACTGCTTCATCTGGATTATCATCAATTCAAGCAAATTCAGGTGAATTAATTGGAGGTCAAGTATCAGTTGCTTCAGGATCAGTTGTAAGTGACACATATTGTATTCCACTTATCTCGTTAGTTGGATCCCTCTGTTCGGCCAATTATTTTCCCCTTTTTGCGTGTTCTTCAGCACCATTAAGAGTTGAACTACAATTAGCACCATCTGTTATAGCATTTTGTGCCGCTAATTCTTCTGCTGCTAATGCTACTCTAACAAATGTTGAATATATTGCCCAATTTATAGAATTAGGAGATGCTGCTATGTCTGCTATATATGGTTCTTTAAGTGGAGAACCACTTCAAATGGTAGTTCCTGATTGGAGAAATTACCAATTTACATCACAACTTACAGCAGCAACAGCAACTCAAGTGAATATGCCAATACCTGCTAAGTTTTCTTCATTAAAGTCACTTATTACAACTGTTCGTGAAAAAGGAACTGGAGCAGCAAATTTCTTTCCATTTGGATCTAATACTCAAGGTATTAATCAATATCAATTTAGATTAGGTTCTTTGGTTGTTCCAAGTAATCCACCAACAACTACTCAAGAGATGTTTATGGAGGTTCAGAAAGCAATTGCTTCTATTAGTGATGTAGCATACCAACCATCTATTGAAAAAGCATCTTACCAACAGAACATCGCAGTATCATCTGTTGATAGTGCTACTTCAGTATCATCTACTAATTCAGGATCTTTTTACTGTGGTATTGATTTAGAAAATTATTCTGGTGCTTCAAAAGACACTATTTTCAGCGGTTATAATTCCAATACAGATGATATTTACTGGGTGCCAACATTTACAGCAACCAATACTTTAGCGTCATGTCGTTTTGATGCTTTCGCTAATTTTGATACGGTTGTTGTTTTTGAGAATAACACGGCGTATGTCAAGTTTTAATTTAGCAAATTGTTTTTATAATATATATTAATTTAGTTGTATATATTATATGTCTAATTTAGAGCAAACTGAAACCGCATCTTTAGTTTTATATACAAGTCAAGCATCAACTTCAGCAGTTTTTAATACACAATTAACATGGAATAATATTCAATTAAGGAAAATTATTGGTGATGTTATGTATGAGAAATATGATTCATTTAATTTAGTTCTTCATACAATAGCATCTACATCTACTTCAATAGCATTCAATACAGCAGCATTAGCAGCAGGAACAATTGATGATAGAAATATTTTGATTGCCATGACTGGACCAGCGTGGTTAAATAATTCTTATTCATGGTTAAATCAAACTAATACAGCAGAAAGTATTATGGGAAATTATCAAATTGGGGTTGGAGCAGCAGGTGGAATTGGACCACCACAAACTACAATTTATCCACTAATTAATATAAATACATTTAGTAAAAATGCATCAACGATGGATATTGGAATATCATATAAACGAATAATTCCAAATGCTACAACATTATCTTACGATGTTGGAGGTGCTACAAATGGTATTCAAACAGCATTTCCAAATTTTGTATTTATATTTGATATTGTTGGTGCTACTTTATCAAAAAATTATTTAATGGATATACATGGTCAAAGAATATTTAGGTAGGGAACTCGTCGTTCCCTTACAAACCCATACTTTTAGTATATTTTGGTTATACCTTTTCTAAAGGTAGGGAACTCGTCGTTCCCTTACAAACCCATACTTTTAGTATATTTTGGTTATACCTTTTCTAAAGGTATATTATAAGATGAATATTGAAAGAGATATTGAAATGTTAGAGCAAGGATATTTACCATCGTCATTATGTTATAATATAAATCAAACTGTTATTATTGACTTTAAGATGTTAGATTATGTAAAATATAAAAAACCTGAATATATATTTAATAAATTACCAGAATCAATACAAAGTATTAGTGGAATATTTGAATATTGTGAAAAATTAGATAAATTAAGTCCATTAGAACTTATGATACAAAGGCAGAATGTGGAAACGCAAGAACCAACTCAATCTCTGGAGTGATTTGTTTAGTACCATATTCAAAATTTGGTGATGGATTCATTTGTCTGAATCTATAAAAATGTTGTGTTTCATTCATTTTTCCATAGGTATATCCATGTGTTTTAATCCAATCAATCGCTTTTTTTAAACCCATAGTCTTTTTAATAATTACGGATTGGATCATTATACTTTAGGAATATATATTAATTAAAACTATTTAAATATTATATTAATTAAAATTGATATAAATATAATATTAGTATAATATATAAAAAGATGCCAAAAACTGAAATAGATTATAGTAAGAATATTATATATAAAATTGTATGTAAAGATAAAAGTATTACAGAATGTTATGTTGGTAGAACATGTAATTTTAAAATGAGAATAACACAGCATAAATTAAAATCAAATAGTGAAACTTTTGTATATAAATTTATTAAAGAACATGGAGGTTGGGATAATTGGGAGTTTGTAAAAATAGTTGATTATCCATGTTGTAATGCTATAGAAGCAGATCAAGGAGAAATTAAATTTATAATTAAATTAGAAGCAAAATTAAATACAAGAATTGCACGATATGATCCAGCATTATATAAACAACAATGGTATATAGATACAAAAAAACGCATTAAAGAAACATTTAATAAAAAATATGGTTATGAAAATAATGATATTGAACCATCATATTCTCAACCGATCACTACTGAAAAATATCGTTTAGCAACATTAAAAAGTATTGAAACTAAAATATCTAATGGTGTTTTATCACAATCATATAGAAATGACATTAATTATTATACAATTGGTGGTAGTCAGCGTATTCCATTTTATAATGAATGTTTAAGATTAAGTGAAATTGATTTATTTTAACTTAATTTAGGAAAAATTGATATATATTAATTTAATATATATTAATTAAAATTGATATAAAAATAATTATCTTTAGTATATATATAATGAATAAACCAGTTTTCCAACCAAAACCTTTAGCAGTAAATGACTTTACTAACAAACAATTATTAAATGAAACTGGTCTTACCATATATGAACTCAAAAAAGCGTGGGGTATGAAAGCAAACGAAATATACGATCTTTTAAACGAAATTAAAAACGATGAAATCAAACAGAAAAATATCAAGACGCAAAGAGATAATGATAAATTAAGAAAGAAATATATTAAGGATTTAGCGGCGTGGAATATTCAACAATTAGAATTAAAAGATAAAATTAAAAAGCAGAAAAAAGTTGAGAAGAAAGATACTAAAATGATTAAATCATTAGTATATAAATTACCTGAAAATAGTTTAAGTAATTTAAAATCAACATTAAGAAATTATATTAGTAAAAGTATTATTGTTGAATATATTGTTAATGGAAAAGTAGTATTAAATAAATTAATTGATAATATTTCATCAAATTTTTCGTCGTGGTGGAAGAAAAATAGTTGGAATTTTATGTATGATAGTCAAACATCTATATTTGATGCTAATAATAATGAAGGTTCATTTTATATTTATGAACCTAATCCTCTTATTACTACTAATAAAATTAAACAAGCATTTAAAGAAGGTATTACAAATTGTTTATTTATGCCTATTAAAAATTGGGCGGTTGAATTATTAGAAGATGCAAAATCATCAAGTGCTAAAAAGACATATAATAGTATTATTAATAAGATTAATAAATATGAAATACAATTTGTTAATGGTGTTCCTGAAGATAAAATAGCGGAAATATGTAATGATTTACAAGTTGATATTAATATTGATTTACCATTTGCTGAAGAACATTTTATAGAATGTAAAAGTATTAAAAAACGATTGAAAAAGTTTGATTTTATGAATACACGAGTAAATCATGTAGATATTAATGAAATAACCAATTTAAATGAGTTTGAAGAAGTAACATATAAAGAATTATATAAAATTAAACAAAAATTAGATATTGACAATACATTTTATACTTATAAGAAAAATATGGATTCAATTTGTTCTATTAATACACTTACAAAACAATACAGATTAAATAATGAGTATAATGAAATTATAAATAATTTTGAAAAAGATAATAATTTAAATGAATGTTCTATTGATGATATTACTCAACCTGAATTAAGTAGATTTATTAATGATGGAACACACTATAACGCAACTGTTGATTTTTCTTTTGATAGAGATGATTGTTTTCATATTGATATGAAAAAAGCATACGCAAATTCATCTAAATGTAATTATTATGAAGGATTTTTAGGAAAAATTACTGATTTTAGAGAAACAAATACCATACAAGGTGTGGGACTTTATAAAATAACTGATTTAATATTTGAAGATAATTGTTTTAAAGATTATAATGATAAAATGAAAATGTATGTAAATGATAATGTATATACATCTCCTGAATTAAAAATGCTTACTAATAATGGTGTTACATTTAAAATAGTTGCTGGTTGTTGGGGAGTTGAAAAATTAGATTTTGAGTTTAATGAAGATATGCTTACTAAAAAAGATAATGGTGTATCTTATTATGCTAAATGGTGTGGGCAAATAGATAGTCATTATTTATCTAAAAAGTTTTGGATAAAAGGTAATGAAACATATTATAAAATTTTAAAAGATAATTATAGTACTGATTTAGTTAAATATTATTCAAATGGTGAGATATGTATTTCTATGCCAAAAAAGCATAATTTTCATAAAGGACATATTACAGCATTTATTACTGCATATCAAAGAATGAATGTTATAGAACAATTAATGATGATAAATTATGAAAATGTAATTCGTGTTTGTGTTGATGGTATTTATCATAGAGAAAAAGATGTAAAGTGTGTTAATGTTTTTAGACACAAACAAGAAAGACATTTTGGTAATGAATCTGGTGATACTTATGTTAGTAATTTAAATGATAATGATAAACCATATACATTTGCTAAACCAAGAAATAGTTTTAATAAAGAACTCCATATAGGAGCAGGTGGAAATGGAAAAACTCATAAAAATCTTATTGACACAGGTTTAGTAAAAGTATTATATTTATCTCCATCATGGAAATTAGCAAGAAATAAACAAGACGAATATGGTGTAAAAGTTAATGTATGGGCAAATGCTATTACTGAAGATCCATTAAAAATATCATTTATTAAATCATATAATGTTTTAGTTATTGATGAAATTAGTATGATGAGCGAAGATATGAAAAATTATTTATTTGAAACATATTCAAATATGAAATTAATATTTTGTGGAGATATTGGTTATCAAGCACCATGTATAACTGGTGATGAAATGAATCATTCTGGATTTGATAACATAGTTAAGAATAATGATAATTATAGATGTAAAGATTCTAATTTAAAATCTATATTAGATAATTTACGATTAATGATAGAACATGAAAAAAGTGCAAGTTATATTAATTCATATATTGTTGATGAGTTTAGAAAAATGGGGAAGATTATAAATGTTGATACTTTAAAATCTATGTATAAAGTTGAAGATATGATATTAACTGGAACAAATATTTTAAAGGATTATTTTACAGGATTATTTACTGGAAAATTACCAGTTGAAAAATATTATATTACAAAAAATAATAGGATCTATTCAAATGGTGAAATTATTATTGGAGAAAAACCTTTAGATTGTTCGTGTGAAATAAGACATAGTTTTACAACTCATTCTATTCAAGGTGAAACAGCACATCATAAGTTATATATTGATAGTTCAAAAATGTTTAACTCAAGATTATTCTATACAGCATTATCACGAGCAAAAACTTTAAACCAAATATTTATTATTGAAAGCAATACAGATATGGATTTATTAAACAAAAGAAAAGAAATAACAGCATAAATAAAACGAGAGAAAAATGATGGTCTAACTTTTGGCGGAGCAGACCAACATTTTATGATTGAATCAGAT